TATACCGTAGGCGAAGCAAAGCCGTGCAGGGTAACGCTCCGCAGGATTCTCAACCTCGCAGAGTTCGTGCCTATAACGAGCGTTCCAATAACGAGCGACCCTGCTGGATTACCGAACGGACCTATCGACCCCGACCCAGCGGATCCTGACTACGAACCACCCATCAACCCTGAATTACCAACCCCCGGATAATGGCAGTTACTAAAGAAATCGTCCTCGAAGTAGGGCTTAAAGACTCAACCGAACAAGGCACGGAATCCGCAAAAAAACGGCTCCGTGATTTACAACGTGCGCTTGTTGACCTTGCGGTCGCAGGGCAAGAGAACTCCGAAGAGTTTCGGAGGTTAGAGGCCGAGGCAGGAGAGTTGTCCGACACCATTGGCGATGTTAGCCAAAGGGTCAGAAACCTTGGCTCGGACACTAAAAACATTGAGGCATTCACGCAAGCGGTCCAAGGCGTTGCTGCTGGCTTTCAAATCGCCCAAGGTGCTGCTGCTTTGTTTGGTGAAGAGAACGAAGACATCCAAAAGGCGTTGTTGCAGGTCAATGCAACTATGGCTATTGCAAACGGAATCCAACAGGTAATGGTCCTTCTTCAAAAGGAATCGGCTATCTCAATGACGGCCAACAGGATTGCAACGGCCCTGTACGATAAGACGCTCAAAGGAACCATCGTAAGCCTTCGCCTCTTTAGGACCGCCTTGATTTCAACGGGTATTGGTGCAGCGATTGTTGGTGTTGGATTGCTCGTTGAGAACTGGGAAAAACTTACAAAAGTCGTAAAGGATTTCTTGGGTATTGAAACGAAAGACCTGAAAGCCGTATCCGAATTAGCACAAAGGCAGGTTGAACTTGCGGAGGCAAGGGGGGAAAGCGAGGCAAAGGTGCAGAATCTCTTGATGGCTGCTTATGACGCAAGGATTGCAGCAGCCGAGAAAGAAGAAGAGCGAGCGCAACTGATTCACGAGAAAGAGGTCGCAAGGCTAACATATCAAACCAAACTGCGAACCGATGCAATAGAAAAGCAGAAGAAAGATGCAGAAGATTTGAGGGCGATGGATTCGGCAGCCAGTCAAGAAGCCGAGAATTTTCGCTTGGCTAAAATTGGCAGGATAAACGATGAACTTGCAAGGGAAAGGGCTTTAAGAGATGAAAAACTCGCAATCCTTCGGGAAGAAAAGGCACAAAGGGAAGCAGACCTCAAAAAGAGATTCACGGATTCGGACGAGTTTGCCAAAGCCTATATTCTGCTGACCGAGGAAATGCGACTTAAAGAGCAAGGCATTGCAGAGGATAGTGCAGACAAAATTTCGAAGATTGAACGCAATCGTAGGCAACAGGACTTGGAGATGGCATCAAATGCCGTTGGTGCGCTTGGTGATTTGTTGACCGCTGGCTTGGGCAAGTCCGAGAAAGACCAAAGAAAAGCCTTTGAGATAAACAAGAAAGCCAGCATGGGTCAAGCCCTCATTAATACCTTCATGGCCGTAACCGCTGCCCTGACTGCTGGAGGAAACCCGATTAAACTCGCAACGGGCCGTCAATTCGTTGAAGCAGGTATCGCCCTTGCAACAGGTTTGGCACAGGTCGCCAAAATCAGCAAGACCCAGTTCCAAGGGAGTTCAGCAAGCGGAGGCGGTGGAGCGTTGACTGCTGGAGGTGGCGGAGGAGGAGAGGTTGCACCTCCTCCCATCTTCGCAAACCCTCAAACGACCATGCTTGGAACCGATGGTGCTGCAATGGGCCAAGGCCAAGGCTCATCACCGATGCGAGCCTATGTGGTCGAGAGGGATATCACCCAAAGCACTCGCAGGGTTCGGAGGTTGGAGGAATTTGCAACTTTAGGAGCCTAACCACATTTACCTGCATGGAACTACCCATTTACAGGATGACCGTGGACGAGGTGGACGAAGGGGTCCAATTCGTGGCCCTGACCGATATGCCAGCCATCGAGCGACCATTCCAAGCATTCTCAAAGACACCACAACGCTTTAGCGAAACAGGCGAACGCAGGGTCCTCACGGGTCCTCTCATGCTTGCAGACACTCCCATCTTCCGCAAGGACGAAACCTATGGCGAGTACTACGTCGTCTTTGACAAAGCCACCATCCGCAAAATCGTGCAAAAGTACTTCAAGCAGGGCAACCAGCACAACGTCAACGCTTACCACAATGCCGAACTGGACGGAGTGTTCATGTTCGAGAGTTACATCACCGACTCCGAGCGTGGCATCATGCCACCGAAAGGATACGAGGACACACCCGACGGCTCTTGGTTCGGCTCCTTCAAGGTCGAGAACGACGAGGTGTGGGACAACCGCAACCTGTTCCGGGGTTTCTCCGTTGAGGGCCTGTTTGGAATGGACAAGACCGAATCCGAACTGGAGGTCGCACTCGCTGGCCTCGCTGACGAATTAACCGCTTTTTTGCAACATATCCAACCTAACTACAAATCCCACTAACTATGAACCTGAAAAACGCAATCGAATCCCTGCGGACTGAACTCCGCAAATTCAGCACCCAAAAGCAGTCCTTTGCTGACTACAAACTCGTTGACGGAACGGTTGTCCGTGTTGACGGGGACCTCGTTGCAGGTACTGCCGTTTACGTTGTAGCCGAAGACGGCACTCTCCCTGCCCCCGATGGCGAACACGTTGTCGAAGGAGTCGGAACAATCAAGACCGAAGGAGGCAAAATCGTTGAGGTCATCGCTGCTGAAGTAGCGACCCCCGAAATCGAAGCCTTGCCTGTTGCTGCTGAAATCACCCCCGAAGTGGCCGTTGAGGTTACCGAAGAAATCAAGGACGCTTATCCGCTCATGACCCCCGAAGTTGTGGAGGCCATCGTCGCCAAACACCTTGGAGCCATCATGGAAGAACTCAAGGCAGCCTACGCTGAAATGGGCAAGATGAAGGAGAAAATGTCTGCCTTTGCATCGCAGGTTGAAACCATGGCCGACATCGTCGAGAAGGTTTCCGAACTCCCAGCCGAAGCCCCCAAGGCCAGCGGTTCCGCAATCGTTGAGCAACGCAAGGCTGCTGCATCGCAGAACTTCAACGCACTCGCACAAGCACTCCAATCACTCAAAAAAAACTAAACCCCTAAACCCCCATTAACAATGGCATACAATTTTGGCAATCTAAGCGCCTACACCGACCAAGAGAGGCTTCCTCTCATCACCAAGGCCGTATTCTCGGCCAAGTCAGCATCGTTGTTCACCAAGCAAGTTGGTGTTAAGTTCGCTGCTGCGTTGAACCTCATGGACACCGATGCAGTTCTGCAAGGCGGTGACCTTTGCGGTTACACAAGTTCAGGAACTACCACATTCAGTCAGCGTGTCGTAACAGTTGGCCGTATGAAAGTGATGGAAACTTTGTGTCCTCGCTCTTTGGAGCAATACTGGATGCAGACCCAGTTGACCCAAGGTTCAATGTACGATGGCGTTCCTTTCGAGCAGGCTTTCGCTGAACAAAAAGCCCTTCGCATTGCCGAGGCTTTGGAAACCGCTATTTGGCAGGGTAACGCTTACTTTTCAGGCGTTAACCAGTTGTTGAACGCTGCCTCTGCTACCGTTGTTCTTGCAAACGCTTCCAGCACAACTTGGAATCCTGTTTCTGCCTCCGTTGGAATTACCGCAACCAACATCATCGGAATCTTTGACAAGATTTACAACGACATCCCACAGGCCATCCTAACGAAGCAAGACCTCGTTATCTTCTGCGGTTGGAACAACTACCGCACCTTGGTTCAAGCCTTCAAGCAAGGAAATGCCACGGGTGGTTTGGCAGTATTGTACAACCAAGTTGACCTCGCAAGCCTTGCCAATGGTGAGTTTGTTTATCCCGGTACAAACGTCCGTGTCATCGCAGTTCCCGGCTTGACTAATACCAACCGAATCGTCTGCACATACCTCGGCAACCTGTTTTACGCGAGCGATTTGCTGTCTGACGAAGAGCAGTTTTCCATCTTTTATGCACGCGAAAACGACGAAGTACGGAGTATCGCAGCTTTCAAAGCAGGCGTGCAAATGGCGTATCCAGACTTGGTTGTGGACTTCCGATTGGCCTAATGTGTAGGGGGGAGGGAAACCTCCCCTCACTTTTTTGTTCTCTTGAAACTTAAACCCCAAATACACATATGTCCTGCGCACTAACAACTGGTTACACACTCGGCTGCCGTGATTCAGTCGGTGGCATCAAAACAATTTA